GGCTAGAATGTGATCGTCCTTCATATAAGCAGTTACCTGCTCACCTTCATCAATCTCATCAGCAAAACCTTTTTCTACAGCCTCTTCAGCAGTAAACCATGATTCTGCATCCATGAGTGATTTAATTTCTTTGTCTTCAAGTCCTGTCTTATCAGCGTAAATGCTACGCATTGATTCAGCACATTTATTTAAAACTGCGGCCTGTTTTTCAAGTTCCTCTGCATTTCCAAATGCCATTGACATTGGATTGTGGATCATGAACAGGGAGCCTTTACTGATTACAGTCTTTGCATTCTTCAAAGAAGTAATCAGGGTTGCTGCAGAAGCAGCAAGGCCGGTCACATGAATTGTGATACCGGCCTTGTGTCTTGATAGGATTCCGTTAATTGCAAGAGCACTGTCAACGTTGCCTCCTGGAGAATTGATGTATATATCCAGAGGTTTATTCGGATTGATTGCACTAAAGGCCTTAGCTACCACAGCCTCATCAAAACACTTTTCATCCTCAAACCACTGCTCTGCAATCGGACCATAAAAAGAAAGCTGAGTATTCTCAGCTTCTTCTTTTATTGCCAATAGTGGTTTAGAAGAAGTATCTAGGTTTTTGACCATTGTCTTTATCCTCTTTTGAAGATTCATCATCACTGTCATTTTCAGATGATGAGCTGTCATCCTCAGTTAATTGTTTCTGACTGGTTGAAATTCCATATTCCTGCATCAGTTTTTCTTCACGTCCTCTCTGAGAGGCAATCATGTCAAAACTCATGCCGGTTAGTTCTGCAGCCTCATGTTCACGTGTAGAGAAGCCTTCCTCAACACGAACCTTTGCAGCATTAACCTCCTTGAGAGGGTCAAGCTGCCCCTGAGTATCACCGGACCAGTCAGCCAAAGACCAGGCTTTTCTGACTGCAGGATCTTCAAAGAAGCCAGGGGCATCAATTCTACCCTTGCTTACAGCCTCTGATAGCCATTCCTCATACACAGGCTGACACAGACGGTTAACTATCCACTGTCTGCGCATACGGAACATTTTCCATGCCTCAAGTAGAGCTCCACGGGAAGCGCTGTATGAAGCGGTAAAATTCTTAATCAGCAGTTCATATGGAAGCTCAAGTGCTGCACCAATCTGCTTGCAGATTGAAGAAACAAATCCGTCAAATGCTGTATTTGGTCTGCCTGGATTTGCTGTTGATACCTTTTCTCCTTCTGCAAGATTTACGATGGCACCATTTCCCAAACTTACATCGTTAGGATCAGAGGTTGCCGCACTCACATCAAGACCAGGCATTCCGCTCATCATGGAGCTTATCCCGTTCTCAGGAGCATCCTGTGTAATGAACACAGTAAAATAACCGGCCACCACTGCTGCAACTAGTTCAGCATCCGTATATCTGCCAAGTTGTTTTAATGCTTCTATAACCGGAGCAAGAAGAGGCACACCTCGTCTCTGTCCAGGACGCTCAATATCGCTCATCAGATGAAGAATATTTCGTCTGCCAGACTGTGCTCCAAAGGCAAGCACTCGCTTCCAGTCCTGATTCGGATCACTGGTTGGTCTATGGATGGTTCCTGGATGATATTTTGCTACCCAGTAAGCTATAGGCTCACCATATTTACCGACTTCAACTCCTTCAAGAATAGAATTGTCAAAAGCGCCCTTTACCCCTTTTGCTGGATTGCAGATACGGTCAGCCTCAATCAGATCAACTCTTAAATCATATGGGCAGTTAGGTCTGCTTATAAAAGGCAGGGCTACAAAGCAGTCTCCGCTCATCAGAGTAGATATCAGCGCCAGTGCCTGGAACTCATAAAAGGTACACATTCTTGAAGCATCACAGTTAACGTTGTCTGACCATAAAAGCCATTCACGCTCCGTCTTTTTCTGCCATGCTACAGCTTCATCTTCAGACAGTCCCAGCACTTCTCTGTCAATATGACTATTCATCATAAGACCTGAGCCGATTACATTGGTTCTAATAGTCTTAAGTGCTCCGGTTGCAAGAGGAACTCCCATATACAAATCACGGGAACGTTCTCTTAACGTCTTAATATTATCTGTAATATCCTCATCTGCTGAACCACTGTGACTCATCCAGCCAATCAGAGATTTTCTAGCATATGAAGCACCGTAATGACTGTAACCGCTATTGACTATTCTGCGATTGTTAACTGCTGCAGGAGCATTTGATTTCTTCACTGATTCAGATGCTTTAACAACAGTATTTTGAGTAGTTGTTTTTCTTGTTGCCATATCTTAAAAATCCTGTGGAATTGCACGCTGAATTCTTGGACGAGTATGACCGTTTTCAAAGAAATCAATAATCTCATTAAAGAAATCAAGCTGTTCCATAAGTTCAGAGAGTTTAACTCTGGTTAGAGAGCGAGAGCCAATGGTATAACTCTGTCCTGTTCTTAAAGCCTTTATAGCTTCCTTGATTTCCTTTCTTTCAGTTAAGGCTTCTTCGTATGTATAGCCTTTGTAATATTTAACTTTACTCATACGACACCTTTACTAAATACACGTCTTTTTCTTGCCAGAGGTTGGGCTGATGTTATCTGAGTTTCACTCTGACAAAGCTGCATGAATGCTGGTCGCATAAGCTCAATAGCGGCTGTTGCATATACAGCACAGTCCAAAGCCTCATTTCGTTCACGAAGTTTCTTCCAGCGTTCAGTCATACGACCTTTTTCAAACTTACGCTCAAAGACCTCGGCAGTTAACTGCTTAAAATATTCCTCAGTAAAGCCACAATCACGGGCTAAAGGATAATGCACATAAGCAGGACCGATATCATTAACCCTCAGGCGATTCATTAAAAGACGTTTACCTGAATCAACACCAAGGACAAACAGATGCGCTCTGTATCGGTTATTCTGTGAGGGTGAACCTACAAGAGGCTTTCCAATGGTTGAAGCACCCTTGATGGCAAACACTCTGCCTTTCTCACGACCTTTTGTATACTGGTACACGGTATCAGTCATTGAACCGTCACCGGAATCCACGAAGGTACAGGCAATTTTTAAATCTCTTCCATCCTGAATATGGAAGTTCTCCATCAGAAGACAGTCAAGCTGGCTCCAGACTTCATTTTGTTTGGTATCACCAAAAAAAACTCTGTGGCAGATACCCCATGATTCAAAATCAGCGCCCCAGCCCAGAACGGTACACTCAAGACGATCCTGCTGAACGTCAACGCCGCAGGTTAACATTCTGATTAAGGATGGAAGGCCGTCCTGAGGATAGTACTCACGACGATTACAGAGTTTTTCCCAGAAATTCAGATCTGCTTCATCTTCATGCCATGGTTCACCAAGCTTCAGGTTGATAAATTCCTGAAGACCTTCCTTATCCTTTTTGCGGTTTGCTTCCACCCATTCTTCAACAAGATCACGAAGTTCTACCCATGGAGAACATAAGGAGGTCAGATGGTAACCTTTGATTCTGGAATCCGGCTCCTTTGGAACCCATTCACCAGATTCAAGTAAATAAGGATCAGGCTTTCCGTTACCTCTAACCTTGTTCTTACAGTGAGGACATTCCATACGGATAGAATCTTCAATAAGACTTCCATCCGCATTTCTATCCCAGTGAACATTCTCCCAGGACATAGAGAAACGTTCACCGCAGTGAGGACATTTAACCTTGTACTCACGCTGATCAGATTTCATGAACTCTGCAAAGATTGTTGGGCCATCACCTCTTACCTCTGTGGTAGGAGTAGAAACAAAAACAATCTTACGATTGGTAAAATTCTGAGTACGCTGAACTGCCAGCTTTAATGGGTCTCCTTCCTGAGTTGAACCAAATCGGTCAATTTCATCACAAAGTAAAACTCTTATTGGACGCGAAGCCAAACCGGAAGGAGAATTGGAACCGACCATTGCAAGGTAACCTCCGGTAAAACTCTTCATACGAATAGTTGATCCGGATTTACGAGATCGACCTTTTTCATCAGTGCTAGCCACACTCATTTTCTCCTTTAAAACAGGAGTCGCCTGAATGGTCGGATCAATGCGTTCTTTGGAAAAAGCTTCTGCGGTATCAACAGTTGGTTGAACCATCATGATAGAAGATGGCTCCTGATCCATGTAATATCCCATTACATTCATAAGCAGCTCTGACTTTGCAACCTGAGAAGCTGCCATAATTACCACCTTCTCAACACTGTGAGAAGTTGCCATATCCAATGGCTCTCTCATGTATGGGACTCTAATGGTTCTCCACTTTCCTGGTTCCGGTGAAGTACCAGGAGCGACAAAACGATATTGATCTGCCCACTCTGATCCTGTCAGCTTAGGCCTAGGCTTCAGGATTTTATTAAGAACGGCAAAGAATAGATTCATAGGCAGAAAGAAACTAATTAATCATCAATAAAAGGCCATATAATTACTAAAAAGAAGAGGACATATAACCATGACACAGATAAATTCTCCAACTAAAGAAGATATTGATAAACTGTCATCATTTATTGAATTGGATCATAAGGTTTGGACTCATTACAGTGAATTTCTGTATGAACAGCAATTTAGTCGAATAAAAAATTATTTATGGCTTTCTGTAACTATCATTACCTTTCTTGCAGCAATTTTTGCAAACTACCTTCAACCTGGTTTGCAATTAACTTTATCTGTTTCGCAGAAGTTTGCAGTTCTATTTTGGTCGATTGCAGGTATTGCAAGTTCACTATCAGTGATATTGGGAATAATCTCGCTTTCATCCATTTGGAATAAGGATATTCCTCAAGATCCATATAGAGGAGGAACTCAATATATTGCACGATTTGAACGTTACGGAATAAACAGTCAAGAGCATTATGAAGATCTTAAAAATTTAGATGCTTTTTACGTACAATCGATGGAAAGTTATGTTATTCAAATAGAACAAAGAACTAGCTTTCTTCGTCATATGAACCTATTACTCATAATATCCGTAATTTTTTTAATATTATCTTTTTCTGTGTTATTTATAAATCAAATAGGAGGAAACTAATAAAATAGAATGAGTAATAATAATCAAAACGTACCAGAGAGAGGATCGTTAAATCCGCCTGCACCACCACGTAAAATAGTAACTGATAGTGCAGACCCTTTAAAGCGAAAGGCTCCAGCAAATTCTTCTCAGCAAGGAAGTAAATAAAACCACAAGCCCCTTATCGACATTAAGGGGTTTTATACTGTTATACCAATCAATTAAATGATTGTAGTCACTTGCTGTAATGTCACAGTCTTTTACATATCAGGTAACCATTCCTAGCTTTACATCTACCCTACAGAATTCTTACCATTTCATTAAGGATATTTGATAGCTATAAAAACTTATTCTCCCACAGCATAAAGTTTCTGCAATTCAGCAAGACTGCTGTTTATTTCATCTTCTATGATTTCTTCAATGTCTCTTGCAGATCGGCCTTCACATATTGTTGCCACACGGGAAGGAATAGTAATTAGTTTGCTTCGTACTAAAGCGGCAGCTTCTTCCGCATCATGATGAATTCTTTCAATTGGAATCAGTCTCTTTTCCGCCTCATCAACTTTCATCTTCTGTTCTTTGGTCTGAAGCGCTGTGAGATAAGCTTTTGCAGAATTCATAACCGCAATAGGATCATCTTCGATCTGAGAAATCCATTCTTTAAAGACCTTTTCAAACTCTTCCTTGTCCTCAATTATTGACTGGATTTTATCAATTTGTTTTAGGGCATTCTGTCTGCTTTTTGTCTTCGCTGTAGATTTCATGGTGTTCTGGTACTGCTCATATGCCTTTACCGAATCCTGCAGACTTAACATACCTCGCTCATTACAAATTTTAAAAAAGCCTTTATCAATAAGACTCCTTACAGATGCACGTGATATCCCGAGGTTTCTTGCTAATGCACTTTGAGAAATCAGGTCATTTTTTGACATAAAATAATTCCATAACTAAGTGGACAGCCACTTTATAAAAATCTATTCAGCTAGATATATTTCGGGCGTCTCGCCACCCGAGGACGATTTCAAGCTGTCACAGTACCTTTTTGATCACAGATTAGATCCTTCATTCTCTTTTATAACAGATCTTAAATAGAAAAAGCACAGACAATCTACGGTTATCATCTGTGCTTAGCGTTTTATATACAGGGATATTTTATGAATCAGATACAGTCGACTTCTGAGAAATCATGTCATACCACTCAATCAGCTTATTCAGGTAGGTTGAGTTGATATCACAGTCACGAGAAACAACTAATTGCTGTTCATATAGTCGCTGAAGTTTTGCTTTGTCCTTTGCAGAGCATTCACATCTACCTTTCTGTACTGAGCTGGTAGCTGAGGCAACTGAGGACAATGCTGCCGTGTTGGTATCTGAACTGGTCTCGTTGAGCACCCTGAAAGAGAGACCATCAGACACAGCAGCACTGAAGTCTTTAGTAATCTGTTCAATACTGGTCTGAACTGTTTTAACATTCTCATTGGATAGAAAATAGTATTCATATTCTTTGTTTCTCTGATCTTCAATTGCCTTTATCTCAAGATTTGCTGCTTCATTCTCTAAAGTTTTAAGCTGAAGCTCATATTTATCAGCTGAATACGAATAACCGGCTAAAGTTCCAAGAAAGAACCAGGCAACGACAATAACAGCTTTCGTAAGAATCGAATTCATATTTAACCTGCAGTGAAAGGATAATTAGGATTTGCCCAGAGCTGATTCCACAACTCAACCAGTTCAAGTTTCGGTTTTCTTTTATAAAGACGTTTGTAATTATCAGACACAGGAGGAAAACTAACTCTTGGAAATTCACAGTGACGTTCATGCACCTGAATCAGGCGATCAAGTTTAAATTTCATAAGTTAGAACCTCCAGAAACGAAAAAAGCCCACATTTCTGTGAGCTTCTTTTTGACATTTTTAGACTAAATTTTTACGTCTATACCTGCGTCATTTAAGACCTTCTGCGCTGAAAATCTTGATTTACAGGATTTATGCACTGTAAACGGAATATTGTTTTTAGGATTAAACCATCTTTCATGCGAGCCTTTACCGGTTCTTGTAGGATAACATCCATTCTGCTTTAAAATCTCTACAAGGCGCTTGTAATAATCATGTTCTCCCATTTAATTCAACACCGGAACTCTCATTGATGCATGAACATTGGAAGTGTCGGAAATGTAATCTTCAAGTAATAACTCAACACATTCCTGAATATTCTTTTTTAATTCTTCAAGAGTATCTGCATCAGTATTTATTCCTGGTAGATCTGACCACGCCACATAGTAACATTTAGCCTCGGCATCATAACCGACACCGACTCTTAATTTTAATGTTACTCCTCGCTTTGCAAACCATTTCCAAAAAGGCTTACCTATTCGATACGAAAATGACATTGTTACACCTCAACAAGTTATTGCGTGTATATTATCATTTTAGAAGAAAAATAACTTAACGAATAAGTAAATTTTCTCAGATTGGCACCGCCTTGAGGAATCGAACCTCTCCTTAATCGCTGTGATAGCCTCGAGCAGTCAATTGAATGACCACCACACTACCATGACCGAACTCGTCAGAACAGCCAGCAGCTGATCATGTGCCCCATACACCAAAGCGGTATTCGTGCCTTTTAGCCCAACAGCGCACGACACTGTTATGATAAAAAGACTACGGGTAGTCCTAGAGGTGTTAAGCCTACATAGCTTATTAAAGAGACTCAAAATCTCAAAAATCTCTTCTATGACGGGGAGCTATGCGCCCTAAAAACTTGCCTTGATAACTCAATTTTACAATCACATTAAAAAGCTCCCTTACTGCTAATAAGAGAGCTTTGATTATATTTATATTTTATGAAAATCAATCAATGCTAACACTATTGAAACTTCTCTGTCTTTTGTCTTTCAGATAAATACAGCCATTTCTTTTATGTAACATTAAAACAAGTGTCTCTTTCAACACTGAACTCAATCATGGTTAACATGATTGTAAAATTGAGCTCAAAAAATTGCTCACCAATCACATGACTGATGAGCATACATCAAACAAACATAAGGAGTAATCGGTAGCTGGTATCTTTCCTCTGAGGTCAACGGCATGTGGTATAAGAAACCAGCAAAAGAGCCCCCCTTCTTCTTTTCACGATAAGAAAAGAGATCTTTCTGCTTCACGACGTTTGGTTAATCCTTTCAATTCAACGCCGTTACACTTGTTCCATCTTAAAAACTGATTAGCTGCGCCTTCATAGTCACGCTGTTTCATTTTTTTCCACAGAGTGGAGGATAAAAGGTTATTGGTGCCAACGTTATAGGCAAAAGAGATTAAGGCATCAAACTGGTTCTGATTGACTTCAATCTCATCAGCATTTAGTGCTCGAACCAAGTCAGATTCAAATTTATTTAAATCCTGTTTAAGCAGCATCTCGGCATAAGCTTCAGTACAAGCATCATCTGCTTTAACATCCGGGCCATAATGGCCAAAGCCAATTGTGTAGTATTTTTCAGAGAAATGGGCCTTATAAGCCTTGGTTCTCAGCCCCTCAAATCGACGTATCAGATCTATTCCGTGAGAACTTACAATTAACATCTTCAACTCCCAGATATTCACATATCGCGCTCATCGCTTCCTTTGCACCGTAAGCGACAATCACCCTGTAACCAATATCAGATAGTCGCTTATGCCAAATCTTCTGTTCTGGAGATACTCTTGATAAGGATTTAACAGCTCTTTTCATTTCTATAAAAAGACCTGCGTACCCCTGTTTAGGAACAGCAAGCATTAAATCAGGAACACCAGGGCGAACCCCTTCGTGTTTCATTCTCAATGCTTCATTTGAAAATCTTGCAGTAGTCTTAGCTCTGGAACCACCATTAGGTATGGCAAAAAGAAAGGAGCCTACAGTATCAGCTCCTACTTTTTTATGATCGGCCCACAGAATTAGTCTCTGCTGCTCAACAGATTCCAACGGACAGTGATTTTTTGATAATGACATTTAATTCTTAGCGATATATTTTTCAAACAGCTTTGCAAGTAAAAGCTTAATCTGATCTGTTCCAATCCAGGATACAAACACAGCAACCGGAACCGCCCAGTCAGGACTAAGGTCAAAATATAGAACACCGGCCTTTGTTAAGCCTAGAGACAGCAAAGCACAGGTCAAGGCCTCAGAAACACGTGTAAAAAACTTCATCTTCGGATTCCTCCGATAAGTAGTTAATATAGACGTGATTATCGCTGTGATTGCTGATATAGCCCAAGGTGACTGGCTCGTATTTTGAATCTGATCTTCCCACCACGACATCACGGGACCTCACATACGCAATAGAAATAAAAAAGCCCCATCAGATGACAGGGCCCTTGCTTATAGGTATTTTATGCACATTTAGAAACAATTCTTCATTGTATTGTTTTCTAGTATATTTTGAAAAAACGATCTTTTAACGATCTTTTTTATATATTTATGTGATAAAAGTATCATTTTTAAACAAAAACTATTTACCACCGCGCTCTAAGCTACCGATTTCATCTGTTTAAGAATCTTCTTAAGCTCGTTTTCACCGATTCTCGAAGATATCTCAAGATTCTCTCCCAGTAATAAAAGAGTCTCCTTAAGAACTTCCAAATGCTTCAAGATCTCTCGTATGTGATCGTAACAGGCTCTAAAATTTTCTCTATGGGAATTAAGCCAGGTTAAAGTTTTAAGTGCGCAGTTAAGATTATCTTCATTGAGAGTAACAGAACTTGAGCGCCTGTTTTCCTGTAGTCCACGCTGATAGGCCTGTTCTAAAAGCTGACTGGTCTTTTTCTCCTGAATCTGCTCTCGCATTTCAAAGAAGGCTTTAACCAGAGCCAGCTTAAATTTAATGACCTTTTCTGAATTTCTCATCAGAGTAACAAGGAAATAAGCCTGCTGTTCATTCAGGATTGCAACTTCTTTTGATTGAGGAGCCGTTCCAAAGCCTCTTTTCACTTGCTCCGTTTTAAACGGAACAAGGCCAAACTTTGATAAACTCTCTTGATATTTCTTGGCAAGCTCCAATACATCAGTGGCTCTTTTATCCAGAGCAGTAGCAATTACTTCAGAAGTGGTTACAGGGAAAGATTGATCCTCTGAGAGGAATACTAAAGATGTGTTAGACATAATATGTCTCCTGATTGTTACTTTTTTGATGAATGCCTTTTGATGGGCGTCGGGAGCTCAAAACTGCACAATCAGACACAGCTGGAATATTCACCACGAAGGCTATTGTATTATCCAACTCCCGACATAGCTTGTGGCCGTATGCCTAAACATACAGCTTAATTCTGTCGGATTATGAAACGGTCATGTTTTGACGCACTGACCCTGCGCTGATTGATGTGAGTTTTGAAGCTCGTCTGTAATGTTAGTATAAAAAAGCTTGATTTGCAAATTACTATCCCTCAAATAGATGGCAACTTAGGGATTATTGTTTACTTTAGGAATTTCAATTCCCTCGATATAAGCGTTTTTGATTTTACCGTCTTTCAAAACAGTTTCATTTAAAATAAATTCAAGAGGCAATCCTTTTTCGCAGAATTCCCAAATAAGTTTAATTTTAACTTTTAGAGATTCATCTTCTGTATCACTGTTTACTGTTGCATCAACAGTTGCGTTGTTTTTGTCAAATGATTTCAAGTGAAGCTTAAGAATTGGGTAGCGTAATCTGTCTATTGATGTTATAAGGAACAATCCTTTTACAATTTTTGAATCAGAAGGGATGAACTCTTCATCTTGGGTATCTTTAATTTCTTGGATTTCTGGTATTGAATAAACATAGTCATTCAATGTAATCTTTTCGACTTCTCCTGTATTTCGAATAAGAACGTGGGAAGCTCGAATCTGTTGCTCTTTTATTTCTTTAAAAATCTCTTCCTTTAATTTAACAAACTCAGGGGATGCAAGAATTGCTTTTGTTTCATCATTTATTGAAATCTTCTGAAGAACATTGTCTCTTGCTATTGTCTCTGCAGATTTATTCTCAATTTCTTTTAATTTTACATCTCGTTCGGCCCATGTATCATACAGTTTAGGTATCTGAATAATTGCAGCAATAATTATTAGTGTTAGGCAAAGATGCGATGGTTTCATTTTCTCTATCCTTTTGGCAACTGCTGCTACGATAGGCTTTGATAATTTTAAAATCAGCTTGGTACAACCCTTATTTACAGAAATATAAAAAAGAAAGTTTTCTTTCTCTATTTTAGAGAGCTGTCTGTATGGGTTCCTATCTCCTAAAATGAATAAAATTTGGCGGTTAAAAATTGTTTGATATATTGAAATTGCTTCGGCAAAGTCAGAACGAATGGTGCTGTCATAGTTTGGGCCTTCAATTTTTAGTATTACATCAGCCAAAGACACATTTTCTACATCCAAATTTCCCCACAGAGTTGCTAACGAATCATCAGAGACTCCTTCAAGTTCAAGAAATCCATTTATTTGTTGCCATGTTGCGATTTTAGACTCTATCATATACCACCCTCTTTTAAGAATTGTATCAATATATAACTCTATTATCTTTGGAGTAGATAACAAAGCTTGATTTGCAAATTACTATCCCTCAAATATATTTCTCAATTTCTCCCTGCAGCTATCTCTGAATTTCATCTGTCTTTCAGCTGCAAGCTCCATATCCTTGTAATAAGCTTCAGTCTTCTGTTCGTTATAGGAAATATATTCTTCTCCGGTAACCCACCTTACAGCTAATATTGGATCATCATGAGCACGAACATAATGCCTGGTTAAACGTCTTACTTTTGAATAAGAGATATGTAAATCTTGGCAGCATTCTTTGAGAGACCTATAAACTTTCCCCTGGTATTTAAAACTAACCATTGGCGCGCTCCTGCAGGTAGTCAAAGATTAGTTTTTCACCTCGGATAATCAGTTCTCTTACAGCCTGAGCATTAAGGTAGTTAAGACAGCCCTGTTCATTAGCTTTGACTGCGAAGAAATTTCTGCGCTTTTTAACCTTTGGTTTTCTGCCTGGCTTTTCTCTGATTACGGAGAGGATGTCATATTCATCCCAGCCGTTAATGTAATACATCCTTACCAGTAGAAAGATATTTGGTCTTGTCTGTTTTAAATGGCCGAATGCGCCGTCTATAATCAACGCGCTCTCATCGTCAATGATATAACTTTCAGAGGAGCTTCCATGTGTCTTATAGCCCACACAACCGAAGTAGCGGGCCCATACACCATAATTGCGAAGAAGAGAGATAAAGGGTGCACTATAACCATCTTCAATTGAACTTTTAATCAAATTGGTTATCATATCTTCCTTCTTAGATGGTTACATCATTCTAAAAGCATTTAATCCGCTCACCTGTTTAACTTCAAGATCTTCATTGGCAATCCCCAGTTTATTTAAACCGGTCAGATAGTAGTTCAGCTGTGAGCCATGAATGGTCTTATAGTATGAATTCTGTTCGGATTTATACATAAATCTAAGCTTTCTTAACTCTTCGTATGGCAGGTTATCAGCATTTTTAATTCTGATGATTTCATAGCCTTTACTGGTGTTAATCAGGAGCTCTTTAAGAGCATTCTCCTTGATAAGCAGAGTAAGCATAGCAAAAACATCGTTAATAGCTCTGTGAGCCTCATACTCATAACCTACTGAGCGTACCAGTTTAGGCAGAGAGCAGCTTTCCTTTTTGTGTCCTACTCTCCATGAAACACCTTCCATTGAACAGCCCCAGTAGAACTTGGAATCTATCTGTCCTTCCATAAGTCTTTCAAAGAATGGTCTGTCAAAAGCTGCATTGTGAGAAACAATCAGATTGCATCCGTTAAGAATTTCAAAGATTTTCTTGAAATCCAGTGTACAGCCATGCAGCTTCTCATCAGTTAAGCCGGTCAGATTGACAATGGTTTCACTTAATGGAGCTGATGGTTCCCTAAAGCCGTCATACGCTTTGGAGATTTCCAGTATCTCGAAAGTAGCCTTTGAGTAGGTTGCTCTTACCATACCGACCTCAATTACTTCGTCCTTTGAGATATTCAGTCCGGTAGTCTCTAAATCCAGGAATACAACCTCACCTGTTTTCTCATTCTCTTTTGCCTTTCTGAAGAAACAGCCATACCCCTCACGATAATCAAAAGGCAGAGGTTTAAGTCTTGGGGCTATTGTCTGACTGTTTCTATTGTTCTTAAAGTAAGCCATAGGATTTAGTTCATTCCTCCGAATAGAGCTCTGGTAACTGCTTCAGAACCATAGGTGCTGAGAAGATTGGCCATATAGGCGTTATCTCTAATCTGAGCATCAGTGATATGGGAAAGAGCATCAGGAGAACTGTTTGTTGTATAACCTACGGGTTTTCTTGGAGTAACCCTGTCAGTCCCCCTGATGAAGACGTGATTCTGATTGCTGCCGGAATTTACGGCACCATAGACTTTCTGTTTCTGTCTCTGGTCGTTTTTGATCCATGTGCTGACAATGCTCTTAAGCATCTTCTCTGAGATAACAACCTTCTTGGAGTTACCACGCTTGAATCTCCACGTGCCGGATTTAGCGTAGTATTTTCTCATACGACCAAGAAGCTGTTCTGCTTCATCTTTGGATAACATGAAGGTAGTAGTGATGATATGACGAAGAGTCTGCTCTAACGCATCAGTATGATTGACTTCCTGCATGTTCTGCTGAATCTTATCCTCAGAAGGTCTTCTGTCCAGTACATCACCATCAATAAAGTGGGCGTCATCAACCTCACCGTTTTCATCATAAGTAACTAAGACTTCATATCCCTGGACAAATTGTCTAACAGTTACACTTCTAGGATTCTGATTTTTACTCTGAGAACGTGCTACCTGCTTTTCTGATTTTTCCTTTTCAGAAATATGTATATGATCAGAACTGCAATCGCACTCAAATTTTTTTTCATCGCCAATAGTTTTATTAGTACTGAGATCTTTATATACATTTATATTTGTATATATATTTGTATCTCTTTTAGTAATTGGACATTTTGACCAATCGGATTGGACATTTTGACCAATTTCTGAATTTTCTGAATTGGACATTTTGTCCATATTTTTTGAAGAAGCTGCAGACAAAAATTTTTTAGTTGATCCTGTTTTTGCTTTCTTATTTTTTGTAAGCAGATGAGGCTGTTCTTTTGCTCTGTTGGAAGCAGCATTTCTTTTTATCGCATCAGGAAGAATTCTGATTACGTTGTCGCGCTCAGAGTTATCCAGATAGATAAGACCTTTGGCAAAGAGATCTTTTAAAGCTCTGTCTACGGTCTTACGTGATAGATTAGTCATAAGGCATAGATTCTGAATTGTCGAAAAGAATCCATCCTTAAAGGTTGAGAGAAACATCAGCACTAAGCGGGCATTTGCCGTGGCACTGACAAAAAAGAAGTCTTCCGGTATATATGTTGGCGTTGAATTACTCAGAGTGCTCATTCTTGATCCTTATGTAATGTTTATTTTTCTTCTAATTGCTTCCAGCACATTAAATCAGGCTTAACAATCTGAAGGTATGCAATTCTGCCTCCTGGAACTCCATTCTTTTTCCAGTCAATAACAGAAGGAACCTTCATATCTAAAAGTTTTGCTACAGCGGATAAACCACCCAACTCAGTAATAAGGATTTGAGCGAATTCCTTAGTTGAGTTCTTTAGTTTTCCTTTTGTTTCAATAAGTTGCTTAATATAAGGGTTCATTAAAGGTTCTCCTTTACATTTTTATATATAGTATAGGTAAACCTTGTATATTTTTGCAAGGCTCTTCTAAATTAATATTTGATAGGATCACCTAACAAAAAGAAAGAGGAGAATAACTATGGCTGGGATGGAATTACTTTCTGATCGCATTAAGTGGCTATATTCAAATAGGAATATGTCACAGTCAAAACTAGCTAGAGCTGCAGGTGTAAAAGCTCCATCTGTAAAAGACTGGGAGGAGGGAAATACTAGAGGTCTTAGAGCTGACGTAGCTTTGAATATAGCTAAAAAATTAAATGTAAATATTGACTGGTTAATCACAGGTAATGGCTCTCCGGAAACTGCACCTACTGTAATCGATAAGAACAGTGAGGAGTATGTACATGTCTATTTAAGCAGGGTTGTATTTCAAGCTGGCTATGGAGCAGAACCAACCATCGAAGAGGAGACATCTGGAGAACTGATTCGATTAAGACGAACCTTCTTTGATGCTCATCATCTGAATGCTGCAAGGTGTACATGCTTCCCAGTGGAAGGCGAAAGTATGCAACCTCTTATATATGAGGGAGAATATGTAATTGTTGATACCACTCAGAATGATCTCCGCTACATAAAGGATGGAAAGATCTACGCAATCAGCGTGGAAGGTCTGCCACGAATCAAAAGATTATTCCGGAAGATGGACGGCAGTCTGATTATCCGTAGTGAGAATAAGAACTTTGGAGAGGATGTTATCAGAGGAGAACAGCTTAATACTATCAAGCTGATAGGACGTGTAGTTGCTCGTATTGGAGCTAAGCCTTTTGAGTAATCATCCAATAAGCTCCAGAAGTGAGGCTTAAAAACTGCTAAGCTCCAAAATCTGTATTTTTTGGAGCTTAATTTTGTAAGAACAAAACAAGAAAAAAAAACAAATAGGTGTGTATATGAATTTCAAAACATTAAAAATTAGAGTGTTTGATTTAGATTCAGTAAATAAAAATCTGACAGAAAGTGAGTTTGATCTTTTAAAGGTGATTGATTTTCTACTTACCCTAAAACCGTTTTAAGTATATACGCGCTCACACTTAAGCCCTGCTCTTTAGCAAGCTCTACAAGTTTATCATTCTGAGCTTTAGTACACATCACTATAATACGGTGATCTTTTTTTAAGGCAGGATCAATAGTTGATCCCACCTTACGACCAGAACCTACTCTTTTACCGCCCCAGTTTCTGTTTTCTTCATTAGTCATTAGAAGAATTTCTCCATCAGTCTGCATCCAACGTCAATGATGTCCAGGAATAAAATTGCAATTACTATCCATTCCAGTCTCTGTAATCTTTTCATATTGCTAATCCTCCAAAATAGCTTATACTTTAGATGCCCTTAGCCTCCAACTAAGGGCTGATGTTTTAGTTAAATATCAGGTCAAAGATTCGAAATATTGTGTCAATGATTAGAGCCGTTAGTGCAATTATTTCGGTCTTTGACCACCTACGCTTGCGTTCTTGCTTGCGTTTCTTCTGCTTGGGTTTCATATTTTCCTCCTTAACCCTTTCTACATTTTAATTATAGTTTATCTTGATTAAAATTGCACGTAATAATCAAGATAATATAATCAACATGTGATCTATATCTCTCATATATTTCCTAATAAAATCCCCGTTTTTATAAACATGCCTAAAAGATTAATGTGATCTTCTTAAATTTTTTAGGTTATCCTATTGCATTTAGCTAAGGTTTACCTATAATACACATTAAAGGTTAAACTTAAAAAAGTTAGGATTACCATATAAAGTTTAAGAGGTGTATATGACTCTCTCACTCTCAATCAAAGTTCCAGACGCTCAGACAGACGAGCTGGTAACTAAATATTCAGCTATAAAGGACTTCTCCTATAAGGTAGAGCGCGCTCGTGCTGTGGCTCGTGAGTTCTTTAATACAGATAAGCTTGAACTTAATGCTGATAAGGTTAAGCAGCAGAATGATCTGCAGTCTGATTTCAATACTCAGTTCTCTCTGCTGGAATCATTACTCAAAGAAAAGCTTATTGCCAAGCTTGAAAAGGAGCTTGAATCTCCATCCTCTACCGTAAGCAAAGAGGATCAAAAAGAAGAAAGCGTTCAGGCTGAAGATAAAGCTGCAAAAGACGAGACAACAGAACCTGCAGAAACAGCCGAGGAAGAAGCTAAGACCGCTCCTGCAGAGAATGTTAATGACGATAAGGTTGAGCTGGTTACAGATTCCCCAAATAACACTAACGTAGAAAAACTACAGCAAGCAAAAGCTACTTCTGAGGAGAAATCTGAGGAAGTAGCACCTTCTGAGAAAAAGGAATCTGCAGAAAAAACTGTAGAACAGACTATAAAGGACTGGGAAGATTCTAAGAAAACCAAGTCTTCTGACAAGAAAGACGAGTCTGCCCCTATTCCGGAAAGAGTAAATCTGTATGCCAAGAATCTGCTGAATATCGCTGAGCAGAGAAGCGTAACTCTATTAAGAGAACTCAGTCAGAATCCAAGAAAGTTCATGTGCAACTCTAAACTGCTTGATCTAAATGAACAGGTTTTTCATGATGCGGCTTGTGCAAGATATTACCAGTTAATGGCTGATCCTAAATGCAATCCATCTGTAACAGATAGACAGATTATGTCATGGGCTGTTGGTCCTCTTGGATATAACGGCTGTGCTCCTCTGCTGTCTCCTGTAGTACATAAACTATCCAATAACTACGCTGTTGAAGCTTTCCGTGATGCTCTGATTGCCTTTGACAAGTGCAGACAGAGTATGACTGATGAGAAATACCAGGATATCCGTAAGGCTGTTAAGAAATACGGCGACAAGATCACTTCTCAGGACGGCATTATCATTCTTTCTTTCATCAATGAGGAAATGGCAAGGCGTTTTCCAGATATGGCCAAGGCTAAAAACTCAGAAGATAAATCTTCAGCACAGCAGAACAGCAAGAACTCAACCACTGAAGCTAAACCAGTAACAGAAGTGGCAGAAACTACTGCAGCAGAAGATGAAAACTTCAATCCTGAAGACTTACCCTTTTAAGACTGAGGATACAGCCATGAAACAGATATTAGACGATATTTTGAGCGCGCTCTTCATAATCGTGTTCTCAGCGGTGCTGATGTACTGGGAGTGGCTGCCGGATATTTTAGATAGTTTTCTAATTTACATAAATTACTAAGCTGAACACCAAGAATGAGAAAAGACATTGAAAAACATATTGCCTACTTGGTATGGGCGGCGCTTATAGCCATGTTCTATCTGGTCGGCATAGAAATTTTAATAAAGTATTTTTAATAAAAATAACAGGACAGATCATGAAAACACTGAATGAATTAAACACCAAGCTCTTTCAAACTCTTGAGCGTATTACAGATGAAGAGATTGACGGTGAAGCTCTGGATAAGGAACTCAAAAGAGCCAAGGCTGTGGTTGATGTTTCTTCTGTAATCATCAACAACGCTCAGACTGTACTTGATGCCATGAAGATGATGGACGTATCAGGTAGAAACAATGCCGATATGCCTGAAATGCTGAACTGTAAATAACGACCGTGAGCGCGAATTATGGAAGTTAGCAAATATGTTTTCAAATATTCCCCTGACATGATTGAGTTTCTCAAAAGAGAATGTGTCGGCAGGAGTAACAGTGAGCTTGCAAGAATGTTCACTGAACACTTTGGGATTGAAAAGACAGCACATCAGATTTCTTCTGTAAAGAAACGTTACAACTTAAAGAGCGGACTTGATGGCCGTTTCAAGAGCGGTCATGCGCCTACAAACAAAGGAAGAAAGGTATCAGCACAGACATACGAAAAGATGAAGAACTCTAATACCTGGTACTCCAAGGGCAATCAGCCTTATAACACCTTACCGCTTAATACTGTGAAGAAAGATCAGCTTAACGGCTACTGGTACCACAAGTACAACATGCACGGTAAAACAAAAAGAGGCCGCTGGATCCTGCTGCACCATGAGATTTGGATTAAAGCTCATGGGCCAATTCCACAAGGGTACGTTGTGATCTTCCTTGATGGAAATAAAGACAATCTTGCACTGGATAACCTTGCCATGATTAAGAGATCAACCAATGCAAGACTTAATCAGATGCATCTGAGATTCAACGACAGGGATACCACAAGAACGGCTATCACCCATGCACAGCTGAAAGAGGCGATATTCAATATCGAGCATAACCGCAAAGAAAGACCTAAAAGCAAGAAGATTACTGAGGCAGAGGGGATAACTCAAAACGTTACCCCACAGAAAAACAATAAAGCTCAGAATGCATAAAGAACTAAGGATTAAGAATGATTCTTCCAAAGAATACCCCTTATGAGGAGTTTATAGAAACAAACATAAAGATCTATCAGCGTGAATATGGGCTTGATAGCACACTGGCAAAAGAATGTGCACAGATTGAATGGGACATCAGAGAGGAAGTTAAGCACACCAGACTCAAAGACATACAGAAGGCTTTTCTGAACCCTACTCCTGGCTTCGGTACCCGTCCGATTCATATAACCAGCCTGGTTGAAAAGGCCCCTGTTCCTACTGCAGAAGATCATCACAGGAATGCTGTTAAGAGAGCGCATGAGGAAATAGCTCGCAGGGCCCGTCTGAAAAAACAGGAAAAAACAGAGCGTGAAAGAGCTCTTGCCAAAGCGCAGTCTGATGCGGTTCGTCAGCAGTCAGAAAAAATCGCAAATGTTGTCCACGCTGATAATACAGGGAAGTCAGAGCATAAGAAAGCAGCATCCTCCGGAAGAATCGGCACCATTAACAGAGATCTTTTTGAGAAGTACAAAACAAGACGTGTACTTAAGGTCAGTGAAGTGAATCTCATGCTGGGTTTTAATCCTGATTCACGGAAGCCTGATGATTTTCCACGTGCTTTCAAATACGCAAAAGAGCTGGTCTATACCACCTATAAGGTTTATGACTGGATAAGAGCCAATAAAGACAGGCTCTACTGTATGCATAGGCTTAATCTTAACTGAATACTTACTGATAGAAACAAGAACCATTGAACACGGATAGGTAATAAAAATGACTGACGCACCCGAGGCACTAAATACCTATGAGTTAATTACCAGAACAACAGTAATGAAAATGCTGAATTTCACATCCCCTAACGGATTCAAGAAATTCATCAACAATACTCCTGATTTTCCTCTGCCATTTCCCCATAAGAGAGGCGGAAGAGTTTACTACTTCAAGATTCAGATCTTGCAGTGGCTGAAGGAAACAGAAGAAAGACTCCGAGAGGAAGCAAGAATACAGTCTGCTGCCAAGATACAGGCACTCGAAGAAGAAAGACTTATGAAACTGCAGGCCAGACAGAATGAAAAGGAACAGCAGCAGCGGGCCTTTAAGGAAGCTATGCGAAATGCTGAGCTGGCAGCAATCAAATTCAGAGAGAAAAGCAACATTTAAGCATCGATTCATAGATGTGTTCATGAGTTTGGTAGGGCGCTCCCTGCCCTACCCTTTTTGAACTGCAGTTCAGTTACATACTGGTTACATACCAGTTACATACCGGTTACACACAAAAGATTTTACGGATTAAATTACGGATTAAATTACGGATTAAATAAAGAGGAACACAAAATGGAAGAGGATATCATCAACCACCCAAGTCACTATGAATGTGAAAGTGTAGAAGTCAGCTACCGTGTAGAACCAATAGAGCTGTGCGAAATGTGCGGTTTTCTGTTAGGAAACGCGCTCAAGTATCTTTTCAGGTACCAGCACAAGGGTAAGCCTCTGGAGGATTTGAAGAAAGCTCAATACTTCCTCAAACGAATTAAAACCAACTATATGCATGCAAATACTTACGGCTGGTATGACAACGATAAGACTGCAATGGCTTTTCAGAGTAAGGAATTCTTTAAGTATTGTGATCTTACAGAAGGTTCTGCTGCTGTCCACCTTGGTCTGCTCAGATTTGTGAATGAAAAGATTGATGAACTGGAAGCTCAGTCTGTGGAGATGGGTAAATGATAGGAATGGAGATCGTATTTATAGTCTTTCTGGCTTTTATCGGTGTAAGTGTTGCAATCGGTGCTTATATGCTGAATGAAGTTATTCAAGATCTCAGAGAATTAAAACTGATGCTGGAAGAGAGATCATGATTACCAAAGATCTAAATCCTGTCTATCAGGTCAGATTTCCTTTCTATCCTCTTAATTTCAGAGAAGTTAACCGAGGCCCGGAAAGACTTAACCGCAAGGCAGGAAAGACCGGCTTAACCTTCCGACAGATTAAAGAACAGTGGAGAAGTGATGCGGTAACCATAGCGCAGGAACATAAATCTGCTGACAGGAGTTATCCGCTTAATAAGGATTTGAAGGCTGTAATCAGAATAAATCCTCGCTGGGTTATCGATTTTAACAACGCCAGTATTGTGCATTATCTGAAATACCCACTTGATGCGCTTACAAAAGCACAGGTCTATGAGGATGACAGTCAGATTAAAAGCTTTGAATGCATCATCGATTACGGTACAGGAGCTCCTGTGGAGATTACATTATGGAATATCTAGTGTTTAGAGAGCATGTCGATATGCTTCCAATAAGTCAGAATACCTTAACCTCCGGAAGTAAAAGAAAAGAGATCTTGGTTTATACCTCTCCTCTGACTGCTGGGGAACATTACAAAAAGCTTAAGGCAAAGCTGGCTGGTGTTTTTGGCAGAGCTCTGATTGCTGCAGGTGAGGCTCTGAAACAGCAAAAATGCGCCTGTCTGATTTTTACACTTGCTCTTCCTAATCAGATTGGGAACTCAAATAAAGGTAAGACCTTTGATTTAGACAATTTCGCATATCCAATCTTTGAGAGTGCAAAACACACGAAACTTATGGATAAGATGCAGGTTTTCAGAGTATCAAAGAGTAAGGCTATAGAACAGAACGGCTTTGATGTAATCGTGACCAGATATTACTAAGGGATCAAATCTTGACTAAAGCTATTACAGATCATCTTGGCAATGAGTTTAAGGGGGTACGTGCGATGTATCTCCACTACGGCCTGAACGAAAGTATTTACTACCAGCGTAAAAGACAGGGACAGTCTCTGGAGAAGATCTTAACTACTCCAGTAAGACTTCAGAAGAACAGCTGTCTTGATGATACGCTGGTTTACAAAAGACACCAGATATCAAAGAAAAAATATGAGAAAAAAGCTATCAGACTTAAATCCGAGGTTTCTTATAAAACAGAACACGGAAAAGTAACTGTTAGAGAATACTGGAGAGGTTAAGAATGAAAAGAGACTGGAACGAAAAAATAATACCTGTGGAGGTAGAACCTGCAGTGAATTACTGGAATTGCCACACAAGTAGGCTTTTACCTAAACCTAACGAAATATGGAAGCATTTTAAAGGTAACAACTACCTGATTATTTGTTTAGGACATCACTCAGAAACAAAAGAAGCAATGGTGGTATATCAGAAAATTGAATTTATAGATGAACCTTATGCCGTTCTTGCAGAGCCATGTATCAGACCATTGGATATGTTCATGTCAGAAGTTGACCATGAGAAATATCCTGATGTTAAGCAGAAATACAGATTTGAAAAGGTGGAAGAATGAAATTACAGCATATATCAGAAACACATAACATTAGAGCTTCATTAAATGCAGTAGTGAAAACTCTGATGTTGCAATCAAAATATAAATATAAGAAATTCTATTTAGTTTTTCAGGATGTTGAAGAGAAGAAACTTGTTGAGAAAACTATTCCATTAGATTTAGAACTATTCTTACGTTGGGAAGATATGCCAGTTCTTAATTATAAAATTACACCCATATCTGATACTGCAACAATAT